ATTTTTTGACCAGTTTGAAAGAATGTACAATGAAGATTTGGAATTCGACCCAATTACATTGAAAAGAATTCAACGAGCACTTGAAGAAGATTCGCCAACTACAACAACTGGTGGTATGGCATATAGAGACAAACCTTTAGATTTAGGAAAACCACCCAAAGGATTGATAAAGAAAAAGTTTGGTGGTATAGATGTGTTTGGTGTAGACCCATCGCTTTTCGGAAGGTCATTACTTGGCAAGAAGAAGTACGGACGGTACAAGTCATATGTTGGCGAAGATGAAGTTGGTCAATATATTACAGCATGGGCAAGAAAATACCCAAACAAACCTATCATAGTAATGGATTCCGTTACTGGATGTATGCAATACCTCAGACACGGAAAATGAAAATGATGAAATTCAAAGAATATCTGCAAACCTATGCAGATGATTCAATTGAACAAGTGATGGATGGAGAATGGATTCAAAAATCTCGAGCAACTTGGAAAGCCACAGATAATAATGACAATCAAATTGAAATACATAATGATGGTCACGACCCTGAGTTGAATGGAGAATCGTGGACGGTGCATAATAATACTTTTGCACCAAAAGCTTTTGCTTATTTTTGCAAAGAATTCATTCAAGAAGTCAAACCATCGGAAGTGACACATGGCAGAACAAGAATCTATACTAAAACTTAATACGGAAATTAACACTTTAAAAATAAAAGACGAATACCGTACCAAAGAACTTGACGCTCTAATGAAGAAGTTAGATGCTTCTACTAGTAAACTTAATGATTTGTCAGAAAATATTGGTAGGTTATTGACTGCTCAAGATGTCAACAAAATGACAGACAATGAGTTTAGAGAAGAGATGAAAATACTTCATTCTCGTATTGGTGATCTCCAAGATAAAATGAATCAGATGGTTGATAAGACGGAAAACCGAATGAACTCTGATATCAATCTGATTTATACAAAGTTAGAATCTCTTGAACGTTGGAGATGGATAACCATTGGTGCAGCTACTCTTGTTGCTTGGTTATTGACAAACGTTATCCCAAAAATATTACCCTAGATTTGAATTGACATTTTCGATTCAGCGTGTTATACTTACTGTATAACAATTAACAATATTAGATAATTATATTATGCCCTCTTACATTGATACGAAATATGTAAATATCCTTTCTTCCCGGCTTTCTCTTTTCAAACGAAAGACCAACGGATTGTATAATTTCCGTTGCCCCTTTTGCGGTGATTCTCAAAAGAGTAAAACGAAAGCGCGTGGTTATTTCTACCAGAGAAGAACCGATTTATTTTTCCGATGTCATAATTGTGGTCAAAGTAGTACCTTTTCAAACTTTCTCAAACAATTTGATGGGGAAACCTATAAGGAATATGCTCTTGAGAGATACAAAGAGGGTATCACAGGGAAAGGTCACAATACACCTGACCCAAAGGTGAATTATGAACAACCCAAATTTCATTCAAAGATAGAATTGCCACGAATCAGTGATTTGGATGATAATCATTTTGCCAAGACATATTTGATAAATCGTTCTATTCCCCCTCAATTTTTGAATTACCTATATTATACAGATGATTTTAAAAAGTTTGTCAATGAGATGACAGACCGAGAATATGAACTGGCAAAAAATGAACAGAGAATTGTAATTCCCTTCTTTGATAAAGACAAACAACTAATTACATTTCAAGGTAGAGCGTTTACAAACACTCAATTACGTTACATAACTATTAAGATGGATGAGGAATCATCTAAAATATTTGGATTGGATCGTTTGGATTTAGAGAAACCTTTCCATATAGTTGAAGGACCATTTGATTCTATGTTCCTCCCAAATAGTATTGCGATGGCTGGTTCAGATATTAGTTTCAGCGGAAATGATGACATCAAAGAAGCGATGGATAATCATAAAGGAACTATAATATTTGATAATGAACCTAGAAACACAGAGATTATATCTAGGATGGAAAAAGTCATCGATAAAGGTTGGAACATTTGTATCTGGCCAGATTCGGTTGCTTGTAAAGACATCAACGACATGATACTTACAAGCATCAATCAAACAAGAATAATTGAAATTATAAATAAAAATACATTCAAAGACCTGCACGCCAAAACTCACCTAGCAATATGGAGAAAGAAATGACCGTACCCGATCCTGAAACATTACCAACCCAATATCAGCAATTTATTCATTTGTCAAGATACGCTAGATGGGATTATGATAAGAAACGAAGAGAAACATGGGGGGAAACGGTTAATCGATATTTTGAATTTTTTCAAGAACATCTAAAAGAGATGTGTGGTTACAATCTAGAGAATGGTGTTCTAGAAGAATTGAAAAAAGAAGTATTGTCATTAAATGTGATGCCTTCTATGCGTTGTTTGATGACGGCAGGAGAAGCACTTCGTAAAGAAAATATTGCTGGATACAACTGTTCTTATGTGAAGATTGACAGTCCACGTTCTTTTGATGAGATTCTTTATGTTCTCATGAATGGAACAGGAGTGGGGTTTTCGGTAGAATCAGACCATGTAAATCATTTGCCCGTAATTGCGGAAGAGTTTCATCCAACAGATACAACAATAGTAGTTGCTGATTCCAAACTTGGATGGGCGAAGGCATACAAAGAATTGCTCAGTCTCTTATGGAGTGGTCAGATTCCACAATGGGATTTATCTAAAGTAAGAGAAGCAGGAAAACCCCTAAAGACATTCGGAGGAAGAGCATCTGGTCCAGAACCATTGGATGACTTGTTTCATTTTTCATCGAAAATGTTTCAAGATGCAGCAGGAAGAAAACTCAAATCCATCGAATGTCACGACATAGTATGCAAGATTGCAGCTATAGTTGTCGTAGGAGGTGTTCGCCGTTCAGCGCTTATTAGTTTGTCAGACCTCAACGATGAGGAAATGAGAACAGCAAAATCTGGTCAATGGTGGGAACGAGAGGGGCAACGAGCACTTGCTAATAATTCAGTAAACTATAAAGAAAAACCAAATGTCGGAACTTTCATGAGAGAGTGGTTGTCACTGTACGACTCCAAATCTGGTGAGAGGGGAATGTACAATGGTGCCTCAGCAAAATCACAAGTAGAGAAATTGAATGAAAGGGAAAAAGATGAAAATCAAGAGTTCATTGAAAGGAGAGAGCCCAGAGAAGATTTTGGAACTAATCCATGTAGCGAGATTATACTCAGAAGTAGAGAGTTTTGCAATTTATCCGAATGTATTGTCAGAAGACATGACACTGCCGAATCTCTTGCTAAGAAAGTGCGGATTTCGACTATCATTGGCACATTTCAATCCACCCTCACAAACTTCAGATATCTTACTAAAGAATGGGAACGAAACTGTTCAGATGAACGACTACTTGGTGTCTCACTCACCGGCATATTAGACAATCCGCTGACGAGTGGTAGAAAGAAAGGATTAGATGAACTTTTACAAACTCTTAGAAAAGTGGCTGTGGATACGAACAAAGAATGGGCAGATAAATTGGGTGTTAAAAGATCGGCGGCAATCACTTGTGTTAAACCTTCTGGTACTGTTAGTCAGCTTGTTGATAGTGCTAGCGGTATTCATGCCCGGCATAGTCCATATTATATTCGGACAGTGAGAGCAGACAACAAAGACCCACTTTGTCAGATGATGAAACAGAGTGGTTTTCCAAATGAACCCGATGTAACCAAACCAAATCATACTACTGTCTTTTCATTTCCAACAGAAAGCCCAAAAGGTGCTATCTGTAGAACTGATATGACAGCACTAGAACAGTTAGAACTATGGTCAACGTATCAAAAGCACTGGTGCGAACACAAACCTTCCATAACGGTTACGGTCAAAGATGAAGAGTGGCCGGAAGTTGGTTCGTGGGTATGGGAAAACTTTGATGATATCAGTGGTATTTCTTTTCTTCCATTTAGCGATCACATTTATCGTCAAGCACCCTATCAAGATTGTACTAAAGATGAATACGAGGAAATGTCAAAATTAATTCCTCAAGATGTTGATTGGACAACTTTGTCAAAATTTGAACAACAAGACTTTACCTCTGGTTCTCAGGAACTTGCTTGCTCTTCTGATAGTGGATGTGAGATTGTAGATATATAGAATCATAATGTAAAATATTAATTTGGAGCGAAATGGAAGACGAAGAAATAGAAGTAGATTGTAATGCTTGTAATGCAATATATACAATAATATTTAATGAAAGAGAATTGAGGGGTGAACCGAGAGAAGATACCACTTTTCATTGTGCTTTTTGTGGTATATTGATGGAGCCATATGTTGATGATATTGAATATTAAATGAGATTTGTCGCGGGAATAGATTATTCGTTGACTTCTCCAGCTGTTTGTGTGGGAGAACTCGTTGATGAAAAACTCAAATTTGAAAATTGTAAATTTCACTTTATCAAAAGAACAAAATACCATGAATCCTTTGGTTCGTTCAAAGGATATGATTATCCTAAATACTCAAATGAGATAGAAAGATATCAAAAGCTCGCAAATTGGACAATTGAGTGTATCCGATGGTTTTCTGGAAGAGTAGAACACGTTTACCTAGAAGATTATGCTTTTGCAGCAACAGGAAGAGTATTCAACATTGGCGAGAATACAGGAATACTCAAATATAAACTCAGTCAAAATGGATTTCGTTTCACAACGATACCACCAACAGTAATCAAAAAAATAGCTACAGGAAAAGGAAATGCTAATAAAGAATTGATGTATGAAACATTTTTGGAAGAAACGAATATTGATTTACAAAACCGTCTATCACCGAAGTCAATCAAAATTTCTAATCCTGTTTCCGATATTGTAGATTCATATTATATCTGCCAGACAGGATTGCACAAATAGGAAAGCTATGTTACCCCAAACATCTGACCCTTATTTAATTGAAACGACCACAGAACAAATCAAAGAATACACCAAACCAGCAGCAGATATCATGGCAACAAGAATTCAACAAACAGGAAATGACGTAGAAGTATTCTATCATGGCCAACTTTTATATCGATTGAGCGGAACTTTTCAGGGAAGTCTTTTCCAATAAAAAACTTGACAATGTTGTCAGTAGTTGTTATAATTATATTATACAAACAAATGAGAAAATTATGAGCATGATTAAATTTGATGACTCTAAGATAAAAGAGATTAGAGGAAGAAAACTAAAAGGCCTACCACCGATACCTTCCACCGAAGATATAGTTATTGCTTCAAAGGATGCAAAGGGTGGTAGTGAGTTGATTTACGAAAGAGTTAAGGAGAGAGTGCCTGATGACCTCTGGAACTACTTCCAAATCATTCTTTCAAGAGTTCGTGACTATGAAGATAAACCTAAAATTCTTTGGTTTCAAGACACTTCTAATGACCCTGAAGTACAATTCCTAAAAGATAAAAGTCAACGAGACAAGTTTGATAGATTTGTTTTTCCTTCTGATTGGTCTCTTGAAAAATATCACCTTGATCTTGGAATTGAATATGAAAAGAGTGTGGTTCTTAAAAACTCCATTCAACCTATTCCTGTACACACCAAACCCAAAGACGGCCCTTTACGACTTGCTTATATCTCCACACCTCATCGTGGATTGGATTTATTGATAGG